GTCAATTTCGCATAGACCAAATCTATGACCCGGGTATTCTCAATAGCGAAATACTAAAACCGATCTTTAGACAGGAAAGTTATGAAACGCAAACCGCCACGCCAGATCATTGGTTATTTGAAAGACCCGGCGACCTGGGATCCGGTCGCTTTTGAGACGGCTATCCGCAACGAAGTCGAGAACACCACCGGCGCTCTGACCGCATCCGACGAGGTGCTGATCGGCTCGCTGGTGATTCTGATGGCGACCATGCTGGACGCCCATGTCAATGTGCTGGCGCATACGCCAATCCAGCAATACGCATCCGGGACCGCGCCGAGCGCCTGGTATAAGATCCGCACCGAGTCTCTTGACAAGATAATCAAAGTCTTGGCGGAACTGGCGCTCGTTGCTAGGGGCCGACCGAAAAAACAAAACAAACCAACGGAAGTCGATGAGCTATTCGCCGAGTCTTGAAAAGGCGTTTGACTACGCCAGGCGCGTAATTGCTGGTGATGTGCAGGCGTGCGAAGATGTGCGCCTGGCGTGCCAGCGGTTCTTAGACGGTGTCCAGAAAACGGACGCCCCTTATGAGTTTGTGCCGGCCAAGATCGAACACGTTCTGAAATTCGTCCGGTTCTGCCGGCACGTGAAGGGGCCGGAGGCCGGCAAGCCGATTGAGCTGGAACCGTTTCAGGTCATGTTCCTGGCGGGCATCTACGGGTTCAGGGACCGCCAAGACCATAGCCGCCGGTGGACCACCGACGTCGTGCTATTTGTGCCGCGTAAGTCGGGCAAGACGACCATAGCGTCGATCATTGCGCTTTATGAGCTGGTGCTGGGCGACGCCGGCGCGGAAGTGTTTACGCTGGCCACCAACCGCGACCAAGCCAGCATCTGCTTTGATTCGTCTAAGGCCATCGTGGAGGGCATGGACCCGCAGCTCGCGGCGAAGTTTATGGTGTACCGCAGCGAGATAAAAAAGGCCGGCGATTCAACCAGCACATACCGAGCGCTCAGTCGGGAAAACCGCAAGACGGGCGACGGCAAAAACCCGTCGGTGGCCATCATTGACGAGGCGGCGCAGATTGTGGAGCGCTCTAGCATTGAGGTGCTGCACTCGGGCATGGGCGCTCGGAAAAACCCGCTGCGCCTGTATCTGACCACGGCGTCGTTTACCCGCGAGACGAAATTCTTTGAGGATCTTCAGCATTACCGGGCGGTCCTGCGCGGCGCGGCCGAGGATACCTACAAATGGTTTGGCCTGCTCTACAGCATCGACCCTGGCGACGAATGGAGCAATCCGGCCGTCTGGGGCAAGGCAAACCCAATGCTGGGCATCTCGGTCACGACCGAGCATATCCAGCACATGGCAGACGAAGCGGCCAGCAAGCCGGCCAGCTTGAACGAGTTCCTGTGCAAGCAGCTAAACATTTATGTCAGCGCCAACACGGCATGGATAGATCGCCGCTGGTGGGACGAGTCTGCCAGGCCTATGCCAATCGACCCGCCAGAATCAACTTTTATGGCGTTTGACCTGGCGCATAGCCGCGACCTCAATGCGATCTGCACGCTGCACCGGTACGATGAAGATGACTTCCAGGCCGAGTTCCAGTTTTTTTTGCCCGAGGAATCTATGGATCTGGTGCCCAATCACTACCGGTCGATCTACGCCGAGGCTGTGCGGTCGGGCATTCTCAAGCTCACGCAGGGCAACGTCACGGACATGGTGGAAATTGAACAGTACATTTCCAACCAATGCAAAAAGTACGAGGTCAAGGAAATTGGGTTTGACCCGTACAACGCCGCCGGCTTGGTGGCCAATCTGTTTGGCAACGGCCTGCCGGTGAAAAAGGTCGGCCAGGGAATGGCGGTGCTATCCAACCCGTCGAAATCGACCGAGCAGGCGATCCTAAAACGCAACATCCACCACGACGGCAACCCGTTCCTCGGCTGGCAGCTCGGCAACTGCGAGATTTACACCGATGTGAACGGCAACGTAAAGATTCGCAAGAACGAAGCCGACCCGTCGGCCAAGGTGGACGGCATTATTGCGCTCATCATGGCCATGCATTGCCACCTAGACAATGCATTTGTCGGCGAAACATTTGGATTTAGAACTCTAGAGTGGTAGCATCGCGCGGAAATAGGGGAATTCCATGGCGATTTTGGACATTTTCAAGGGCAAAAAAGCGGCCCAAAACAACGAAGCAAATACGTTGTTTGGGCAGTCGGCGCTCGGTAATAACATCATTTACCAGGCCGGTCAGAAGCCGCCGACGGCATCGACGCAGATTCTCTACGTCACCACCAGCAGCACGACTAGCGCGGGCCGGCCGGTGGATATGTCGGTCCTTACGCGCAATAGCACGGTCATGTCGTGCGTCGGCGTGAAAGCAAGAGCGCTGGGCCAGTTGCCCATTCGCATCATGGCGGAGGTTGAACCGGGCGTTTTTGTGGACGCTACCCGGTCCGAAAAGGTGGGAGCGCGGGACAAGGCTAAGGCAAAGTCGGTGGCAAACCTGCTGGCCAACCCCAATAATTTCCAAAGTACCTACGAGTTTTGGTATCAATGGATGATGTGGTTGGAACTGTCGGGCGAAGCGTTTACCCTTTGGTGGCGCAAGGACCAAGACGTCAGCACGCAGACGCCGCTAGAGATGTACATCTTGGATTCGACGCTGATTGCCGCGACGATCACTCCGACCCGCTATCCGTCGTTTAGACTTTCGACGCCGAGCTACGGTTTTACGGAAAACCAGCAGCTCTCGTCGCATCAGGTGATGCACATTAAAGACGCGGCCTGGCAAGGTAGCGCCGGTTTCAACAAGGGCATTCTGGCGACCGAGCTGGTGGGGCTGGATCAGGATATTGATCTTTACGCCAACTACATCATGCAGAACGGCGCGAAGCCTAGCGGCCTGTTCGTGACCGAATCCAACATTCCCGACGGCAAGTACAAAGAAATTGCCGCGCGAATCAAAGAGGCATGGAACCAGATGACCGGCGGCAAAACCAGCGACCCGTCGAAAGCTGGCCAGGGAATGCTGCTTGATAACGGCATGAAATATATGCCAATTGATATGCTGACGCTGCAAGACGCCGACGCGGCGGCGCTCAAGACGCAGACGATGAAGCGCATTTGCGCGCTATTCGGTGTGCCGCCAGCAATGCTCGGTGTGGCCGACGGCAAGTACAACAATACTCAAACGATGCTGGATGAGTTCTACAAATCGACCATGTATCCGGTCTTGGTAAACATTCAGCAGAAGTTGAAACAGCAACTTTTCGTCGGTTATCCGTCGCTATTCATTGAATTTGATACGCGCGATTTTCTGAAGGGCGCGCCGTTGGACCAGATGAATTACGTTACGGCGGCGGTGTCCAATGGAATCATGACGCCCAACGAGGCGCGGAATTACATCAATATGCCGTCGCTGGACGGGGCCGACGAGCTAAAAGACGATGCGAAAGCGGCCGAGCCGATTGCCGGCACCAGCCCGCAGGACACCGGTGGCGGTGGCGGGAGCCAGGCTCGCAAGATGAACATTGGCAAGACCTAAAATATTGTGTCTATCATTTTTCGAGTGGTGGTAGCATCTCTGGCAACTTACAAGCCACAAGATACGCCGCGCCCGAAACGGGGTCGACCGCCTAAAATAAAAGACATTGACCTTTCAAAAGCAGAGGTAATTCATGACCAAATTGATGATGGTCTGCGAAGCGAAACTCCAGCTCGAAAAGCAGGCAGACGGCGCAGAACCCACGGGCAAGATTGAGGCGCGCGTCACCACCTGGGGCGCACGCGAAGGCGCAGACGGCCGCAAATTCTTTTACAAACCTGAAGGTTTCATGGCTTGGGCGAAAGAGTTTTCTAAGGCTGGCCGGCCCCTGCCCATGTTCGTCAACCACGAGGCCGACGCCATTCCCGTTGGCGAGTGGACCATGTTTGAGTTCGACGATTCGGGCATGACCGCCTCGGGTCGCCTCTACACCAACACCACGGCTGGCTCTGACCTGTATCAAGTCATGACCGAATCGCCCAATATGTTTGGCGGTGTCTCGGTCGGCGCTTACGCGGAATCGTATCAATGGGTCAAAGAAGACGGCGAGCCGATGACAGTCGGATCCGATGACCCCTACGAGGACGGCTACTTTCAGATCACGAATGGCGGTCTGCGCGAAGTGTCCGTTGTCATGTACCCAAACAACCCTGCGGCCGAGGTGTCCAAGCTGGAGTTTTTCCGGCCCGACGGCTCTGCCGACCTGAAGATTTTGGAGCGAGCGCTGCGCGATGCAGGGCTGTCCAAGAAAGATGCGGTCGCTGCCGCATCTACGTTCAAGCGCGTACTGGAGCAGCGCGACGCTGTGCCGGCACCTATTGAACCTGCGCCGAGTCAGAGCGAGTCTGATGCGGAAGCGACCAACGAACTCCTGGCGGCTCTCGAGCAGCGGGAACTTATCAAGTACCTTTCTAATAGGATTAAATCGTGAAAGAAATCATTGAAAAGCTGGACGCCATTGAGGCATCCAACAAAGAAACCGCCAAGGCCGAGGCTGTTGCCGCTGCTGAAGCAGTCAAGGCTGAATTCGCAGAAAAGGTTGCCGCGCTCGAGGCCAAGATCGCCTCTGTGCAAGCGCCCGCGATCATTCGCCCCATTGCCAAGACGGTCCGTACCGACGTCAACCGCGCCGTGCGTGAGCAGCTTGCCTCTTTCTACAAGGGCGGCAAGATGCTTGAGAAAGAGCTGTCGATGTTCGCCGACGAGTCGCAGTACCAAGCCTATCTGGCTGAAGCCTCGGCCCTGACCGCCGGCGGTGACGGCAAGGGCGGTCGGACCGCTTATGACCCGGTGTTTGTCGCTCTGCGTCTGCGTAACCCGCTTCGCGGCGTGTCTCGTACCGTGGCGACCGATGGCTCGTCCTACCAGTTCCGCGTCAAGACCGGCAACGCTGGCGCGCAATGGGGCTACGACATTCAGAACAACGGCACGCCGACCACGGAAAACACCAGCATTTGGCAATTGGTGCTGAAGGACATTAACGTCCAGTTCCCGATTCGTACCGCTGCGCTGGACGACATTGACGGTCTTGAGGCTAACGTCGTGGACGATATGCTGGCCGAATTCGCTCAGAGCGAAGCCACCTCGATGATCCAGAACAACGACCAAAGCGGCACGGGCACTTCGGTGACCACCGGCGGCGCTGACGGTCTGCGCGGTTTGGATCAGTACGCAGGCGCTAACAGCACCTATGCTGGCGGCACTACCTCGGTGGCGGCATTCGGTTCCTCTGGCACCGGCTCTTCTAGCGGTTTGCACAGCCTGGCCACCTACGACCAGCTTACGACTAACGCCAACACCGTCGGCGCTGCAAACATCACGTATAAAGACGTTATCAACTTCATCTACGCGCTGCCGCAGCAGTACTGGACGACCGATGCTAAGTTCCTGATTAACCCGATTCTGCTGTCGCAGATTCGCGGTCTGACGGACAGCAACGGCACGCCGGTGTTTGAGCGTATGTCGCCGCTGGAAACCGACGGTATCGTCGGTCGCCTGTTGGGCTTTGATGTGGTGGTCAACAAGTACTTGGACAACCCGAGCCAAGCAACGTCGGGCTCTGCGGGCACCAACAGCCTCTATCCGATGTACTTCGCCGATTGGAGCCGCTTCCACACCATCGTGGACCGCCTCAATATGGTGATGCGTCGCTATGACCAGACCCTGCCTGGTTACATCACCTTCTACGGTGAGAAACGTCTGGCCACCTCTGTGCGCGATCCCAACGCCGGCGTGCGTTATCGTTCGACCGGCACGTCGACCTGATGAAACGGGGAGGGTAATTAGCCCTCCCCTTTCCAGTTTCACTTAGGAATTTATAAATGACCACGACTACCGAAAAAATCCTAGACGGCATCAAACGGGCCATTCACGAAGGCGGCAAGCAGAGCATTAACTTGCGTGAAGCCTCGGCGTTGACCGGCTCGGGTTCTGGTGTCGGTGGTAATGTAGTTTTTGATGATGCGTTTTCCGCGCTGCGGTACGCTAACCCTTTCCGCATGGGTTCCCGGCAGATCACGGTCGCTGGCTCTGACGCTCAGTTCGTCGCCAAAACCGGTAACGCCGCGAACAGCACAAATCCGTGGACCTACACGTTCACGCCCGATAGCGGCTCGCCCAACGTCAACACGACGATCTGGCAATTGCCGGTGCGCGTGATTGTGGCGCAGCTCCCGATTCGCACGGCCGTTCTTTCCGACGTCAACAACCTGCCGACCACGCTGGTTGAGGACATGATGATGGAGTTTTCGCAGCTCGAGGCCGCGTCGATGGCGATCAACTCGGACCAGGCCGGCTCCACGACTACCTCTACCGGCGCGACCAGCGGCCTGCGCGGATTGGATTCGTACACCAGCGCCGCAACGAGCGCCTACGGCACCTCGGGCACGGCCATTACGAATGGCATTCACAGCATCGCTACGGTGTCCCTTGGCGGCGTCACGGTGACCTATAACAAGATGGTCGACATTGCCAAGGCGTTGCCTTCGCAATATTGGTCCCTGCCTGGGACTGCCTGGCACATTTCGCCCGACCTGATTCTGGCGCTGCGCCAGCTCAAAGACACGCAAGGTCTGCCGCTGTTCCTCGAGATCGGCGACAAAGACGGCGCGTCGATTGGCAACGTATTCGGATTCCCTGTGATTCCCAATCCGTACCTGTCTTCGGCATTCCCGATCTATCTGGCCAACTGGCCGCGATTCTTGACTATCGGCGACACCGAGCAGTTCAACGTGCAAATGTACGAACAGACCGCGCCTGGTTTCGTGACGATGTACGCCGAAAAGCGCGTCGTCAGCACGGTGCTGTCGCCGTTCGCCGGTGTGCGGGCCAGCGCCGCTTAAGGTAACGAATGAGCGCTACTGACTATGTGATGGGTTACCCCTTCGCGGGGGTCACGCGCAATCCGTTTAACTACGTCAAGGTTGAGCAGATCAACCGAGACGTCGTTACGCCCTGGCTGACGCTGGACGAAATCACGCAGCAGATCAACCTCTACCAAGACGAGAGCCAAGACGTCTACCTTAAATCGCTCGAGCTGGCCGTGCGCCAGGCCGTTGAGGACTATCTGGGAATGAGCATTTTCCCGGTGTCCTACCGGGTCTACTACGGCGGCGAGAGCCTGGTGGCGTCTCCCTGCTGCTTGGACCTGCCTGAGGTGAGCCAGAATCAATACCCGGACCAACCGGGTCTGACCATCGACGCGGTTCGCTATTACAACAGCAGCGTGCCGGCCACAATGGTCACCATCGCCGCGTCAACGTACCAGTATGACCCTAGCGGTAATAAGCTGATGCTGCAATCGCTGCCGAGCGACGTAAACAGCAATATGACCGCACCGATCATGGTCGATTATTCGACCGTAGCGAACGTGTTGCAGACCTACCCTGTGATCAAGCAAGCGGCTTTGCTGCTTTATACGCATCTGTATAACAACCGCAGCAACAGCACAGCGGTCAACCTGCGCGACATTCCGTTCGGGTTTGACCAGCTCCTACGCCCCTACAAGCCGCTGGTGATGTAAATGGCCATCACGCGCTACGAGAACATTTCGATCAACAACCTGGCGTTCGGCAAGAGCGATTTTGGCGAACAAAGCACCACGCAATCGCTGTGGTTCGGAACTCGGGCGCTGATTCATTCCGTGGCCAACCATGTCAAGATCGCCGAAAAGTACCGGGTCTATTCGGACGTCGTGCAGATGACGCTCAATTACACGCCCAACGTCAAAACGATTATTGACAATCAAAATGCCTATTCGATTAGCTGGCGCGGCTTTGATTGGCGAATCGACAACGTGCGCGAGAACGATGACCGCATGAGCGCCACGCTCATTTGCGTTCGCAACGACCCGGTGGTGGCGGTCTAAATGTCGACGCAGCAAAGCCCGATTCAGTACGGGAAGGCGATCCAGTACCAGCTACAGCAGATCGTCACGCCCGTGCCGGTGTATGCGGCTTTCAACCGCAACTACGCGACCCAGCCCAAGTTCGTGACCTGGATGCTTCGCAACGTCCACCAGCCGGTGTACACGGGCCAGATTCAATCGGTGAAGGGCATTGACCGGCCCATTTTCCAGATCAATATTTTCACGCAGCAGATTGAAGATGGTTTCACCATTTCCAATCAAATACTACAATCCTTGCACGGTTATAGCGGCTTGTTTGGCGGCGCGACTAACGGCTTTTACATTTCAAAAGCCGACGTCATGTGGCTCTACAACAGCTATGACAACGAGGACAAATTGGCGCAGGTCTATTTGGACTGCACGCTGGACATTCCAACATAAGACGCACGTTCAATCTAAACGGAGATTTTTATCATGGCCCTGCCCAATAAAGTTTTGCCCGGTTTTAGCGCAGCTCTGTACTGCCAGCCGACCTCTACGCCTACGCCGCTGACCGTGGCGCAACTGTCTCTGGTGGCCAGCGTGTCTGCCATCGCCGTTACCGGCAACCTGCTGCCTGTCGAGGCCGTGCCGGCATTCGGTCAAGACGATGCAATGGCGAATTACTCGGTCGCTGGCTCTCGCCAATCCGACAAGATTCCTACGCAGTCGGCACCGACGTCCATGACCATCACGGCCGCTTGGAACCCGAGCGATGCCAACCTGTTGCTCATGCGCGGGGATGCCTACAACGGAACCATCGACCGGACCTTTGTGGTGTCGGCCACCGACGGAACCAATATCGTCTACTACGCATTCAACGGCCGCGTGTCGCAGTTCCAGATCGACGCCCAACCCGGTGCCGAGGCGAAATGCGTTTTTACCGTGCACCCGCGCGGCAATCAGTACGGCTGGTCCAACAACGCCTAAGAGGTAAATCATGGCACTTCCGAGCAAAGTTCTACCCGGCTTTAGCGCCGCGTTGTGGATGCAATCCGCAGCAACGCCCACGCCCCTGACGACCGCTAACCTGGCCGTCTGGACGGCGCAGGTCGCTACCATTGTCGGCACCTCGGCCGGCGGTACTGGCGCGTCTGGCATTGCATTGCCCGTCGAGGCGGTGCCTGCCTTTGGTCAAGACGATGCGGTCGCCAATTACTCGGTGGCCGGCTCGCGTCAATCGGACAAAATCCCGACGCAATCGGCTCCGACTTCGTTGACCATTACCGCCGCCTGGAACCCGTCGGACACGGCCCTGCTGCAAATCCGTTCTGACGCGTATAACGGCACCGTAGACCGCACGTTTGTGGTGTCGGCATACGATGGCACCAACACCGTTGCTTATGCGTTTAACGGCCGCGTAAGCCAGTTTCAGATCGACGCACAGCCTGGCGCGGAAGCCAAATGCGTGTTCACGGTTCACCCGCGCGGTAACCAGTATGGCTGGAGCAATAGCTAATGCTGGCGATCTTTGACGCCATCCAATTGTTGACGACGTTCCAGGGCGACCTTGCCCTGGCGTCGCGCGGAATGGAAGTCGACCAGGCCGATCTGGCGACGGCCATGCAAGATGCCGACGCCGATAGCGCCGAGGCGGTGGCCATGCGTTACCTTGTCAAACCGCAAGCTGCGGCTCCTGCGCCAGACCCTGACCCTCAAGAATAAAAGATGACCACAATACAAAACACTAACGATCTGCTGGGGTTCCTCTGGGGCCAGGCCAACTCGGGCCAGAAAAACTGGTTCAGCTTCCAGCAGCAAAAGGTAGCCGGGATTGATCTGGCCTACCGCATGGCCATCGCCCACGGCGATAAGATGACGCCTAACGAAATCATTGATTACGTTATGGCGCTCAATACGGCCATCTATAACAAGATGCTCAAGGGATAAAACATGACAGTCACACAGAAGCTCGGTTCGTCGTTTGCATCGGTCCGGGAAAAGCTCAAGTTTCGCACCGTGCGCGTCGAATTCGACGACGCCGCATTTGACCTGCGCGTTCGCATTCCTCTTAAGCACGAGATGGAGGCGATGAGCGACCGCATCCAAAACCCGACAACCGACCACATCGAAAAAATCTATCAGAGATTTTCCGAGCCGCTGCTGCAAACGGTCAAAGAGGGCGGCGACGATTTTCTAAAGGCGATCAACGATGGCGATCAGAAGATCATCATTAGCGCCGACGATGTGGTGGTTGGCGGAACGTCCATGCGCCAGGTGGCACTTATGACCGCAATGAGCGAAGTTCGCACGCAAGAATATTTTCGGCTCTTGCAGTCGGAAACGGGCGAGCCGATCACCGAGTCGTTTGAAGAAATTACCGCCGAGTTTCCCGAGCAGATCGTTAAGCTCATGGTCGAGGCCATCGACAACGCAATCAAGCCAGACTATCAGAAGGCAAAAAAAAACTAAGGCGATCCCTTCGCGCGCAGGTAGTTGCCGCAATGGTGTTTAACGGCCACACTCTAGAGTCAGTAGACGCGATTGATGAAGAGACATTTACGGAAATACAGGTTATGTACGCCGACGGAATCCTGGGCAATCGCAGCGTGTTCGACGCTGTGGCGCCGCTGACCGCCGCCGTCTTTAACTATTTCCGACCGCCGACGTCTCCGGCTTTTAGCGTCGACCAAATCTATCCTTGGATTCACGAATACAGCGTTGACCCGGACACGCAACCCACGCCAGCACAGCAGGCCAGCGATAGCCTGCTGGTGTTTATGAGCCAGGCGCAAGGATTCGACGCCGCAAGGTTTCAGCATGGCGACCGGTGAAACAAAGGTCACCGGGTTTGCCGAGCTGTTCAAAGCAATGGACGAGCTGTCCGAGGAAATAGGAAAAGCCAAGACCGACCGAATTTGGAAAAAGGCGCTGGAATACGCATTTGAACCGGTGCTTCAATACGCCATCGCGCACGCGCCCGTAGACACGGGCCAGCTACGCGATCATCTTTACATCAAGGCGCACCGGCCCACCAACCGCGACAAGCAGGCGTTTTCATATCAAGGCGAGTCGTTTATGGTGCGAATGACGTCTGGCCCCAAGCGCGCCGAAAGTGTGGTCAATACGGTAATCACAAAAAAGGGCAAAGAAAAAAACCTCTGGCAAAACCGCCCGGTGGCGCTGGCTAACGAGTTTGGCACAGCAAGAAATCCAGCACAGCCATTTATCAGGCCGGCTCTAGAATCGAACATTCAAAACGTCCAAGATCGTTTAGGCAAGGCCATTTGGTACGAGCTGGAATGGGGAAAGTGGGCGAAGAAAGGTTAAGAAATGGCAGTCATTGGATCATTGTCGGTCAAGCTGGGCCTGGTCACCGTTGAGTGGGACCAAGCGACGAAAAAAGCCAAGCAGGATGCCAAAGACCTGCAAAAAGCATTTGACGATCTGTCTGGCAACGTCAAGACGCTATATGGTCATTGGAAAACGCTTGGCGGCGCTTTGAGCCTGTCGGCGGTGGGCTTTGCTTCGCTCATTAGTCAGACGTTGCAATTTACAGATGCGGTGTCTGACCTTGCTAAAGGTTTTGATCTGTCGATTGCCAAGACGCTGCAATTTCGAGAGGCGATCAAGAGCAGCGGCGGCAATGCCGAGGGCGCATCCAAGATGCTGTCGACGCTCTTTTCAAAGATTGAAGAGGCACGCAGCGGAAACGAATCGGCAATCGCACAGTTTCAAAAACTAGGCATCAGTTTTAAAGAGCTGGTGTCTCTTTCTCCAGAACAAGCACTTAATCGCGTGTTTCAAGCAATTGCCAACATTGGCAATACCTACGAGCGCGTCAAAGCGGTTAAGGAAATGTTGGGCAAAGCCGGCATTGGTGTTGAGGTCGAAGCGGTCGCGCAAAAGCTTGGAATGTCGGTTGCGCAATACCAAAACTATGCCAAGAGTGTAGAAAAGGTTGGCCAAGTAAACGACAACTTGGCTGCAACTTTTGACAATCTGAAGATTGCATTTGCCGACATGATCGCGCCGTTCACGCGCGAAGGTGTGGTGTCGATTGAAAAGTTCAAAGCCGCAATGGTGGCGCTTACCGCCGCCACGGTGGTCGGTGGTTTGATTCAACTAGTAAACCTATCTACCAAGCTGATTGCGCTGTGGAAAGAGGGCGTCAAAGTTCAGGCCGCAATGACGGCATTGGGCGGCGCTAAAGGCCTGGCGCAACTTGGCGCTGCCACGCTTGCCTACATTGCGGCGCTCAAAGTTTTTGAAATAGAAAAACAAAACGCAGAGGCGGAAGTTACCGCGTCGTCGACAGATGCGTCGAAGCTGGACGTTAGCGAACAAAATTCGGAACAAGTCAAGAAAGAAGAGGGCAATCGCCGCGAACTGATTGCCGCGCAAGCCAAGCTAGACCTAGCAAAAAAACAAATCGGGTTTTTGCGCGAAGAGGGCCAAATTAAATTTGACGCGCTCACGACTGACAAATACACAACTCAATTGCGCGAAGCAAACTTGGTGCGCTCGCGTGAAATCGCCACGGCGGAAAGCCAACGCGCTCAAGCGCTCGGCAAAGAAAATTTGAGCGAAGAGCAAAAGGGAATCATCCAAGGCGAATATCAGACGGCAGTTGCTGCGGCCAATGAGAAAAACAAACAGGCCACCAGACAAATCAGGGCCGAGCGCGACATTGCCAACAAAGAGGAACTCGCCGCCGCTAAGATCAAAGAACAATTTTCTGCGCGGCAGTTGCAATTTATTAAAGAGGAAGGCCAGATTAGGGTCGACGCGATAACGAGTGACAGATACGCTATTCAGTTGCGTGAATCGCAGCTTGCATTGACGCGCGAAATTGCATCAATTGAAAGCCAGCGCGCGCAGTCGCTCAATAAAGAAAATTTGACCGCGCAACAACGAAAAAATATTGAAGATGAATATCAGGCATCCGTTGACGCTGCCTACGAAAAGCACGTTCAAAACGGCCGTCGCATCAACGCCGAGCGCGAAAGAGAAATCAAGCTAATCGGTGTTCAGATAGAAGCCGCGCGCAAGACGGAAGCATTTGACAAGCAACGCATCCAGTTAGAAGAGCAGCGCGTAAATTTGAGCGACTATGCTTACAAGGTATTGCAAGAGGAACTAAACACCAGACAGAGAATTTCCGATCTAGAGCAACAGATCATTGATGCGCGTAACCGCATGGGTGCAGGCGAAGTATTTGATGCAGAAAAAGCACGTATCACAGACTTGATTGAGGCCGAGAAAAATCTATCCGAATTCAGAATGCACAGCATTCAATTGGAAGAATATCGGCGTCGATCGTTTAGCGAAGGTTGGCGCACGGCCATGAATAACTACATGGAAGACTCGACCAACGCATCAAAGGTTGCCGGTTCAATGTTTTCGTCAATTGTGAATAACATGGAATCAGCTCTTGACCGATTCGTTAAGACCGGCAAGCTGAAATTTTCCGACCTTGCCAGATCAATAATTCAGGACATTATTGCCATTCAACTCAAGGCGCAGGCGTCAACAATTTTTTCATTGATTGCTAAAAGTTTTGGGGCTGGTTTTGGCGGGACTGCTGTTGGCGAATCGCAATATTCTCTAAGTTACGGACAACCGTCTAGCTCTGGCCTTGGCCTAACTGCCCGAGCTGATGGCGGCGACATTTCATCTGGTCAGCCTTACCTTGTCGGCGAGCGCGGCCCTGAGCTGGTAGTGCCTAGAAATTCAGGGACTGTCATTCCCAATCACGCGCTTGCCGGAGCAATGGGCGGTCCCTCGGTGGTCTATAACGGCCCCTACATCGCCAACATGAGCGCGATTGACACGCAGTCGGGCGTTGCCTTTTTGGCCAGAAACAAACAGGCGGTGTGGGCGGCTAATCAGTCGGCGCAACGCTCTCTACCTGTGAGCCGCTAAATGAGCCTACAAACTATTCTTTCTATCTGCGAGTCGGTGGGCATCAATGACCAGCGATTTGTTGGCCAGACCCTGAGCCGAAACCAGAAGATCACGACGTCGGAGATTCTGACGGTCGTGCCTTTTGCGTTTGATATGCGGCCAATGAACTACCTGCTCTATTCGCAGAATCGCGGAACCTTGAATCAACTGCGCCTAGCCGACAAGTCGCTGACGCAGTACCTCAATTTCGGTTCGACCGGCTGGCTAAATTACATCAAGTATCAGGGCGAAATGACCTCGGTGCAAATCGCCGCTTGTCAATGGCAGATCGCCAGCGCGAACAAGACGCTGGTGCTGGGATCGTTGCCTAGCGTCGGGCCTACGGTGGTTCTGTTCCGCGCCGGCGATTTTGTGCAGGTCGGCCTCTATTCGTACATCGTGACCGCCGACGTTCTACGCGGCACCAATGCGACGGTAAACGTGCCGGTGCATCGCAACCTTATTTCGACGCTTACATCCACAGTCGCTTGTGTGGCCGGCGAGTTCGGCACCACGGTGAGCATGGGCGGAACAACCTACACCGGCGTCACGTTTCCGGTGGTGCTGCGCGAGTATCCGACCTATACGCTGGTGCCAATGACCAATGACTCGTTCATTAATTGGAACGGCGCATTTAAAGCATTTGAGTCTGTCCTATGAACGTCATCACGCCAGTTCAAAACACGAACAACATTCGCATCGCCGATTTTGTTCGGATCAACAACGGCACCGACATTTTCCGATTCACGACCGCAGGATCAAATCAACTGGTGCCCGCAGTCGATTCGACCGAGTTCAGCGCGGTCGGTACGCTGATCAAGGTTGGCAATGTCCAGCGGGACATTAAATCTACGGCCAACGAGACAACGGTAACGCTGGTCGGCATTGACACGGCAATGCTGGGGTTTGTGCTGGGGCAGTCTGTCAAGGGGTCGGCGATCCAGATGTGGCACGGGTTCTACGACACGACCGGAGCGCTCATCACCTCGGGCGGCAGCGGCGGTCTGTATCAGTTCTTTAGCGGCTACATCACATCGTTTCAAATCAGCGAGCAATGGATGGAGGACGTTCGTATGTACGTTGGCACGATCACCGTGTCGGCGTCTTCGGTGCAACTGATTCTGCAAAACCGGATCGCCGGCCGCTACACGAACGACAACGCCTGGCAGTTTTTCAATCCTGGCGATACCAGCATGAACCGGGTGCCTTTCATTCAAAGTATCAACTACTATTTTGGAAAAGATGCACCAGCGAATTCGTGAGGCCACGCCGGTTGATCTGCCGCAGCTACTGAATATGCTGCGGAAATATCGGGAGCAAACGCCGCTAGACTTTTTGTCCGAGGCCGATAATGCAACCTACATCACGCAGATATTGTGCGAGATCATGGCGGGCCGGGGTGTGGTGCTGGTGGCCGAGGACGATGGCCTGGTGGGAATGCTGATCGCCGGCATTCATCCGAGCCGCTGGTCACCGGCACATCTGCTATTGACCGAGCTGGCCTGGTGGGTCGAGCCGGAACATCGAGGCGGCACCGCAGGGCACCGGCTCTTGAAACGATACATTGAGGCGGGACAAAAAATGAAACAACAGGGACGCATCTGCAATTTCTTTATTAGCAAGATGAGCAATAGCCCGGACCTAGACTACGGTCGTTTCGGTTTTCGCTATCTTGAACAATTCTGGGTGCAGTAAATGCCAAGTTCAATCATTCTTTCAGCGTATTACGGCAGCATTGCAGCAGCAACGGCCGCGCTTGGGGCCACCGGCGTTGCGATGGCGTCGTTCGCAATCAATATGGTCGCCTCGGCGATCATTAGTAAAGCATTCGGGCCTCAGCCACCAAACAAAAACGACGCTGAGAATCAGCCTAACCCAGGCAACAATCAGCAGTTCGGGCCAGCCGGCGACAACAAGGTGCCGGTCGTTTATGGCTCTGCCTATGTCGGCGGCATCATTACCGACCTCAGCATCACCAGCAACAACCAGCAAATCTACTATGTGCTGACGTTGGCCGAGGTGACAAACACGGAGGGACAGAACGGGTCGACGCCAGACACCTACACATTTGGAAATATTTATTGGGGCGGCAAGAAATGCATTTTTGATGTGACCGATCAATACAAGGTGACTGGTCTGCTAGACGAATCGACCAGTATTGTCGACACCACGGTCAACGGCAAGATCAATATTTACCTGTTCAAAAATGGCTCGTCATCCGGTGTCAACACCAGCCAGACCGCCATTCAGATCATGCAGGCGTCGGGCCTGGTGTATCAATGGGATGCCAGCAAGCTGATGAGCAACGTGGCATTTGCCATCGTGCAGCTCACTTACAGCCAATCGGCCAATGTCACCGGCCTACAGCAGACGCGATTCCAGATCACCAACAGCCGCTACAAGCCTGGCGATTGCTTTTCCGATTTCCTGCTGTCCACGCGCTACGGCGCGGCTCTTGATGCCACGCAGGTCAATCCAACATCGTTTGCCAATCTAAACACGTATTCAGATCAGACGATGACCTACACCGACTACAGCGGCGGCATTCAAATGCAGACGCGTTTTCGGTTTGATGGTGTGGTTGATACCAGCCAAACCATCATGTCCAATATGCAGGCGATGGCCGCTTGCTGCGATTGCCTGATCAAGTACAACGAGATTTTGGGGCAATGGGGCGTGATCGTTCAGTCGCCGACCTACACGGTCGTCATGGACATTAACGATTCAAACATGGTATCGGCCATTCAGATCACGCCGACCGATCTGTCCTCGTCTTATAACGTCGCCGAGGTCAAATTTACGGACGGAACGGCAAAGGACGCATTCAGTTCGGCCACATTCGATCTGGCGGTTGTCAACCCGTCGCTGCTCTACCCTAACGAGCCGGTCAACAAGCAGACAGTCACGCTCGGCCTGGTGAATAACTCGGTGCGGGCGCAGTACATTGCCAACCGATTCCTCGAGGGCGCGCGTGAGGACTTGGTGGTCAAGGTCGACGTCGATTTTTCTGGCATCCAACTTGAGGCCGGCGATGTGGTGACGGTGACCAACGTCAACTATGGCTGGACCGCAAAGCTGTTTCGCATCAGCCAGGTCACCGAGACATTTACCGACGATGGCCAGATCACGGCCAGCCTCACGCTGCAAGAGTTCAATCCGGCCGTGTACGACGATGTAAACGTCACGCAGTTTACGCCAGCACCTAACACCGGTATCGGCTCGCCGCTAGGCTTTGGCACGCTCTACGCGCCGACGGTCACCAACGTGCAGATCAGCAATCCGGTGCCATCATTTGACATTGCGGTCACGGCCGCGAGCAATGGCATCGTGCAATACGCCAACGTTTACTATTCGCTCTACTCTAGCCCGACCGATTCACAGCGCATATTCATCGGCACGACAGCGGTCAACCCTGGCGGCAATCCCTACAACCCGTCGTCGTCGATGGGCGTTCTGACGATCAACTCGCTACCGCAGGGCGATTGGTATTTCAGCGTCAAGTACGTTAACGCGCTTGGGCAATCTAATTTCTCGCCTTCGTCGGCGGTGTTCAAATGGCGCCCGCTGACGTTTCAATATTCGCAACGCTGGCTCGCGGTGGCCTACGCCGACAACGCGACCGGCACCTCGGGGTTCAGCTACAACCCGCGCAACAAACTTTACTTTGGCCTGTATAACAACGACACGGCCAACGGCGGCACCGACCCTACGCTCTACACCTGGTACACGGTCGCCAACTTTGGCACGACTAACTATCTGCTCTACGCCAGCCGCACGAATCGCAAGTTCAGTTTCAACGTCGGCAACGCCGGCTACGTCAACCTCGGTGGCGCATTCGTGCCGACCGCCACATCAATCTATGACAGCAATGTCTGGTCTGGCCTGGTGGACCCGTCCGGCGCTCTGCAAAGTTTCATTGACCTAGACGCACGCACCGGCCAAACGATTGTCGCCGGCACAACGTCAAACAACTTAAACGACGGTTTCCTATCGGTCACCAACAACGTCGACGGAACGATGCGGGTCAATCTGCAAGAGTTCTTAAATTTTGGCTCTGGCGTCTATACCAAATCGTTTGCCGCCGCCACGCTCACCATTGACGTCTACGGGCGCGTCGTCGGCTTTCAGGAACAGGATCAATTCTTTTACACAGAGACGGTCTACACGGCAACCAGCGGGCAGACCTCGTTCAGCAACACGCACACCGTCGGTTGGATTCTGGTGTTTCGCAACGGCGTCTTATTGAACCCGACCGAATACTCGGAGACGTCGACCACCGTTGTCATGGGAACAGCTTGCGTCGCCGGCGAAACGGTGGTCATTATTTATATGCGTGGCGTTAGCACCTCGGCAGCTTACGAGGCGCTAAACATCACCATTGCCAGCAGCACGACAAACTCAATCACCTACACCGGAGCGCCGTATCAGATCATCAATGCCGGCGACCTTCTGACGTTCACCAACAGCGGGACGCCGACTACCTACACGGTATCGACGATCAACACGACGACCAAGGTGATTACATTTACCGGAACGATTGCCGGCGCAACGGCGGGCAATCTTGTTTACCGCTACCGCGCGGCCAGCTCTAACTATGCGCCATTCAGCCGATACGACCAAGATGTGACCAGCATCACCTCGTTCACGCCGACCGCATACGCGGTGCAAAACGGTGCAGAGTCGATCTACGTTAACGGCAGTCAAATCAATGAGATCGACTACAACATTACCAACAGCACTATCGACGGGTTCCCTGCGCCGCTGACGGGCAAATTCACGATCATCATGTACGCGCCTAACAACCTGGCGGTGCCGGCCAGCAACATTGCCAACACAACCGCTTACAGCTCTAACGGACAGACCACGTATCCATTCCCGAGCAATCCTCTCAGCATGGAAGTGTACGCCAACGGTGCGATTCTGGCCAAGGGCAGCAGCTACGATTACACGGCAAGCGCCGGCAACTACATTCTCACCACAGCATTTAATAACGACGTAACCCTGCTTAACCAGCAGACATTTGCACGAAACGGAGCCGCCTAAATGACGCAAGCCTTTAACCTTTCCCAGCTCGCCAACAACCTCAATACCTCGGGGCAACTAGACGCTACCGATGGCCTGGTGAATGCGGTGCCTGTGGCCAACGGCGGCACGGGCGCATCTGATGCGGCGACTGCCAGAACGAACCTCAGCGTGCCCAGCACAACGGGCGGCGGCGCGTCGGGAACCTGGGGCATCAGCATCAGCGGCAACGCGGCGACGGCCACCTCGGCAACGACGGCCAGCACGGCCACCTACGCAACGACGGCCGGTAATGGCGGCGTGACCTCGGTCAACGGGTTGACAGGCGCGGTGACGTTGCTTGCAGCAGGCGCTCGCACGCAAATATTTACGGCCAGCGGGACGTTTACCGTACCGGCCGGCGTGACCTCGTTAGAGGTCGAGGTTTATGGTGGCGGTGCGGGCGGTGCAGGAACCGGGGGAAATTTTTCAAATCAACCTTCTGGAGGTTCAGGCGGTTATGGCCGAGCCATTCTGTCTGGCCTTACGCCAGGCGCATCTATTACGGTAACCGTCGGGGCTGGCGGCGCTGGTGGCGCGGGAACCTCTACAAACGGCAACGCAGGTGCAAGCGGTGGAACAACCACATTTGGATCATATTTGACAGCAACAGGTGGCTCTGGTCTTGCACCTAACAACACTCAAGGTTCTACTGGGGCATATGGCACATTTACCACCACAGGCACGTTAATTCGACAAGGGGGCGGTATTAGCCCTACGTATTTTGGCGGTGGTGCCCAAGGCTCTAATCCAGGCGCTGGCGGCGGCGGTGGCGGTATGAGTGGCGGTGGCGGTGGCGGTGCTGGCACGTCTAGCGCGGGCGGCACTCGAACCGGTCCTGGAAACGTCGGTTCTAACGGCACGACCACGGCGGGCGGCGCAGGCGGCGGTTCTGCCGGCGGTACGGGCGGCAGCGGCACGACGTCTTATCCAGGCGGTGGCGGCGGCGGCACAGGCGGCGTGATCGTCTACTGGTAATGTATTTGAGCCGGTGCGATAATCGGCCCGACAAGACACGACAGCGCGACCCGCAGAAAGCGGATTACGTTACTACCTGAGAGCAGGGAAAGTCATGGCTATATTCAATAAAAACACGCTGGCGCAAGTCAGCGGTTTTGACAATCCGATCCTGGCTGGCGAGCTGGTGTGGAACCAGCAAACCTACTGGAATCTGACGTTTACGTCTAGTTCTGCGCCTGTCAATCTGACCGGAGCAACGATCAACGCGCAGATCGTCCGCCGCCAGGTCACGAACATTATTGACACTCGCAACGGGCTGACGTTCGACATTGCCGATTACAACCCGACGCCGGCGGCGATTCCTCTTACGATCACCAACATCAATGCCACGGCAGGCACCTGCACGCTGGTGATTGATTCAAGCGCCTGGTCGCTCATGTCGACCGACCCTCAGCTTGAAATTAACGCGACGAGCTGCGTCGGCTACTCGGGCCGGGTCAAGGTTTCATTTCCTGCGGCTGGCTCTACGCCAGCCGATGACATGGTGATCTTTCTGTTGTTCCTCGTTCGCTCGGACGGTGTGGTGGTCCTATGAGGGTCACAGTCGGCGCAACGTCCGACCCAATCGTCGTCGGCGTCACAGATCAAAACAACGTCGTCATTAACATCGACCAGAGCCACCAAGTATCGCTTGAGGTCGTGCCGCAACCGCGCATCGAGGCGCGGGTGGATCGCGGCGTTCTCGGACCTACGGGACCGACGGGCGCGACCGGGCCCACGGGCGCAGCGTCTACCGTCGTCGGACCTACCGGCCCCACCGGTCCCACCGGCGCGCAGGGCGTGCAGGGCGTTACCGGGCCGTCCGGTCCTACCGGCTCTGTCGGCAATACCGGCCCAACGGGGCCTACAGGGTCCGCGTCTACGGTGGCCGGGCCTACCGGACCACAGGGCAACATGGGGCCAACCGGTCCCACGGGAGCAGCGTCTACCGTTGCAGGCCCAACAGGGCCGCAAGGCAATACCGGACCTACTGGAGCGCAAGGGCCAACCGGCGCAACTGGTGCGCCCAGCACCGTGCCTGGCCCAACGGGACCAACCGGTTCTACAGGTGCTACCGGCGCACAAGGACCGACCGGTCCTACCGGGTCAACAGGCGTTACCGGCGCAACCGGGCCTACCGGACCTGCCGGCGCTGCCTCCACGGTGGCTGGCCCCACAGGGCCAACAGGGGCGCAAGGCATCCAAGGTAACACCGGTCTAACAGGACCGACAGGTACGCAAGGTGTGGCTGGTCCTACAGGTCCGACCGGATCAACCGGAGCAACAGGCGCACAAGGTCCGACCGGTCCTACCGGCGCGCAAGGTATCCAAGGTAACACCGGGCCGACAGGCCCCACAGGGACGCAAGGCAATACAGGGCCGACAGGCCCAACAGGCGCGACGGGCAGCACCGGAGCTGGCGGCGCGCTTGGCTATTGGGGTTCGTTTTGGTCGACGCAGGATCAAACTGCGGCGGCGACTAATACAGCCTACGCGATCACGCTAAACAATTCAGATGTTTCTAACAACGGCGTGAGCGTTGTTTCCAATAGCCGGGTGACCTTTGCTTACGCTGGCGTGTACAGCATTACTTTTTCAATTCAATTTACAAACACCAGTAATGCACTTGGTTCAACTCAAATCTGGCTGAAAAAGAACGGCACAAATTTAATAGATAGCAATTCACACTACGATGTGCCTGATAAGCAAGGCAGCAGTTTTTCATCAGAAGTATTGACTGTCAATTACGCTTTAAATTTAACAGCAAATGATTATGTAGAGGTTTTTTGGCAAACCAGCAATACCTCTGTTTCTATTGAGAATATTCCGGCCAGCGGCAATTATCCGCAAACACCGAGCATTATTCTCACAGCCACCCAAGTGATGTACACGCAGCTCGGTCCTACGGGGCCGACAGGCAGCACGGGTGCTACGGGTGCAACCGGACCTACAGGCGCTCAAGGTGTGGCTGGCCCCACCGGCCCCACGGGCAGCACGGGTGCAACCGGCGCACAAGGTCCTACTGGGCCGACCGGTTCTACCGGCGCAACCGGTGCGGCTGGTCCTACCGGACCTACTGGCAGCACCGGCGCTACCGGCGCAGTCGGTCCCACGGGTCCGACAGGATCAACAGGCGCTACCGGTGCGGTAGGACCAACAGGGCCTACCGGCTCTACAGGTACTACGGGCGCGGTCGGTCCTACTGGACCCACCGGTTCGACCGGTACTGGAGGCCCTACCGGACCTACCGGCACAACCGGCACCACGGGCAATACCGGACCAACAGGCCCCACCGGGCCTATTTACGGTTCGCGCGTTGTCGCGGTAACAGATGCCACCAGCATCACGATTAACGCCGATACGACCGACATGGCGACCCAGGCCAACACGCAAGCGACCGGCACGCTCACGATCAACGCGCCGACCGGCACGCTATCCAACGGCCAAAAGATCATGCTGCGGCTTATTTCAACAAACGTGCAGACGTTTAGTTGGAATCCTGTTTTTACCGGATCTTCTGACTTGGCTCTGCCAACTGTGTCTAGCGGCGGTGGCAAGACCGATTATTTCGGTTTCATTTACCAAAGCACATCAACGAAGTGGAATCTGATCGCCAAGAACTTCGGATTCTGACCATGATTGCAATCATTTTTGAATTTGAAACCGAATACGGTCTTTTCCGACACGGTTTGTATTTGCCAGACGATCACGGACTTACTGACGCCGAAATTGAAGAAATCAAACAAGACCGTTTAAATGGCTGGATAGAAAATTTGAAATTACAGGAATCGGACGATGGCAGATAGATATTGGGTGCCGGGCGGTACAAACACTTGGAACACAAGCAATACTGCAAATTGGAGCGCCTCTCCCACATTGACTCCAACCGGCGCATCTGTGCCTACGGTTGCAGACAATGCTTTTTTTACTAGTGCCACCACCTACTCTGTAACAATGACCGGGGCTTTGACCTGCCTTGACATTACTGTATCAGCAGGCACCGTTAGCTTTGTTGCTGGAACAGGCCCACAGTTAAACGTCGCCGGTTCTATGTCTTTGGTGACAGGAACCGTGTGGAGTTCTAGCGGAACCATTACATTTAGCGCAACAACAACCGGTAAAACAATTAACACCGGCGGTTCGTCGCTAGGTGGGGGTGTTACTTTTAACGGTGTGGGCGGCGGCTGGACATTAGCAAACAACCTTACTATTGGCAGCGCATCCACATTACAATTTCTTGCTGGCACTTTTAGCACATCAGCTTCTAACTACAACATTACCTGTGGTGCATTTGCAACCACTGGTACAGCGGTTAGAAATTTAAATTTTAACAGCTCTACCATAACATATAGCACAGCCGCAAGCGGAGCAGTTTTTACAGTTGTCAATAATGCCAACTTAACTTTT